TTCTATAAAAAAAACACTTAATAAAAAGGATCTGGTTAAGCTTGTTTTAAATTCTTATCATGAATTAGGAAATGATAAATGTTTTGAAATGACTGGAATGTTACAAAAATTATTGAATGAATACTTCTTACACAATATGTTTAGTATTGGTCCTAAAGATTTGAAAAGAGGAACGGATGTACATAGTAAGGTTGATATGGCTGTAGAACAAATGATAAATAATATTTCTAAAAGAATTGAAAATATTCACAAATCAACTGTACCTTGTGATAAGATTGCATTTGAAGATTTTGTCAACAAAGAAATAGCTAAAGCTACATCTAAAAGTGAAAATCTCTTATCTAAAGATGAACAAAGTCGTTTTAAATTAATGATTGAATCTGGTTCTAAAGGAAAAAAGAAAAATATTACACAAATGAAAGGTTTTCTTGGACAACAAATTGTTAATGGTAAGAGAACAAATACTGGTTATACACATAGAACATTACCTCATTTCCAGAAATATAGTGAAGATGTTCGCACAAGAGGATTTATAAGAAGCTCATTATCAAAAGGATTACATCCATTTGAGTTCTTTTTTCATTCTGGTGGGGGAAGAGAGGGCTTAATTGAACAAGCTCTTCAAACAGGTCAAACCGGATATATTCAAAGACAAATGATTAAAACATTAGAAGATATGGTTGTTAAATGGAGTAATACTGTTAATGACGCTCAAAACAATATTGTACAATTCTTATTTGGTGAAGACGGAGCATCTGGAGAAAGTATAGAAGAACAAGATATGATTTCTCTTTTTAGATCTTTAAATGATTTAGAATTAGAACATTCTCTTACAAAAAACGAAGAACATTTGACATCGTGTATTAATTCCAAAATATTAGAACAATTCCCACAAAATAAGTCACTATTTGAAGAATTTTACAACGAATTCATTGAACTAAGAAATAAATTTGTTGATATTTCATGTGTCAATCAAATCTATTCTCAGGAAAATATTGTTACAATTTGTAATCATTCAGTAAATATACATAGAAAAATACAGTATTTCATTAATAAATTCTCTTTAACAAAAACAAACAAAACCGATTTAGAACCTACTACAATACTCAAAACTTATTCTGATTTATTTGAAAGATGTTCTTTACACAAATATTATTCGGGTGGTTCTCTATTCAAATTATTGATATATACTCATGCAAGTCCTAAAAAACTAATTTGCGAATATTTTTTCACAAGAGAAGCATTCAAAGAATTTGTTAAGAATATTGAAAAAAGTTACAAATATTCCAGAATAGAACCCGGTGAACCAGTGGGTGTTATTGCCGCACAATCTATTGGAGAACCTTGTACCCAGCTAACTCTTAATAGTTTTCATTTTGCTGGAGCAGGAAGAAGTCAAGGAGTCCCTAGATTAAAAGAACTTATGTATCTAGAACCATCCGCAAGAAAACTTGCAAACACATATATATATCTGAATAAACCACATTCAATTATCAAAAGTGACGTTCTAAAAATTATGAAAGAAATTCAATGTATTCGATTTAAAGATGTTTTGAAATCTTATACATTCTATTTTGATAATTCTTTAAGCAATAATCCAGTATTAACAAAATATCATAATCTTGAAGAACAACTCGGGGTTGATGATTCTATTATGTATCAATGGGTATTACGTTTCTTTATTGATGATACTAAAATATCATTGCCAAATGTATGGAAAACTTTAGATGAACAAGAATGGGTAAATAATCCTATAATTGATGTAGAAACAAGCTCTATATTTTTTAGAATCGATGTATATACTGTTACAATGGCAAATAATAACACTAAAATCTTTTCTTCTCCAAAAGGTGAAGAAACCAAGGATTTTGAAATATCACTTATTAATGATATTGTAGAATATGGTATTGAACCACTTATTATAAGTGGCATAGATGGAATTACAGATACATCTTATAAACAAATCACCTCTTATAGAAGAGACCCATATATTGGTAATGTTCATGAACAAACATCATATATGCTCATTGGAACTGGTTCCCAGCTACAAGATGTTTTTACCAATCCATCAGTTGATACTACCCTTACATACTCAAATAATGTTATTGATATGTATGAAACTTTAGGTATCGAAGCGGCCCGTTCATTATTAATTGAAGAACTATCCATCGTTTTACAGGATGTTGCTCGTCTTGATAAAAGACACATATCTTTACTTGTTGATAGAATGGTAGGAACTGGTAAACTTTTGTCAGTAAATATGCTTGGTATGGATGGATATGAAAATGGACCTTTAACAAAAGCTTCTTTTGAAAGAATAACTAAGGAATTTTTAACTGCAGGTGTAAATGGAGAAGTTGAAAATATTAATGGTTTAGCTTCAAATATCATTGTTGGTCAAGCTCCACCTTGTGGCACAGGAACTGTTAGAGTATCAATTGATGAAAATATGTATGATAATATGATTTTTGAAAATAAACCCAAAAAAGATGATATCAAACAATCAAAAAAGCGTCATTCAAATTTAGACAATATTGTTGATTTTAATATCGATTAAACAGGAAATATGCTACAATAAACCAAATTTGTTTCACAAAATATACTTGTTCATATTCATTTGATATATAGTCAGAATGATTATAGATTAGTGAATATGATGGAGATTGAGTAAGATACCCTTTAGCATATTCGCGATATATGTTGTTTTCCATCATTTTACTTACAATATATTGCTATATCTTGTTTATACATCATTTTTATATATCATGCATATATTCCGCCCATTCTGTTGAAAATGGTGTTCTAATATCAATCAAATTATTGAATGTTCTATATATAAATCGTGAATTATGCCGACATGGACAATTACAAGTCGCCATATAACTGGGTTCTCTTGATGGATTTGGTTCAGATACAAATGATTTATCATACAAACTTCTAGGTCTCTCTCTTTGATGTCTCTTACAACACTTACATTTGTTGTAATTTTTTATGAAAACATTTGGATCGTTTATATGTTTTCGAACAAGTGCTTCCATATCCATTTTCTCACCACTATGTAGAACTTTATCATCAAATTTATTAAGTAAATACCTATATCTACTTAAAGACCCTTCCAATGGAATTTCTTTCAATAACTTATAATTTTCAACTCTTTTTAAACATTCACCAAGTAATGGCCTATGTTCTGGATTAAACTCAAATATTATATTTATGATTTCACTTGGAAGCACAATATTCATTCTCTAATTGTTAACTTATAATCTATTATCAACCCACAATCATTTTTAACATACTTTGAAATTAAGCATAAAAGAAAAACTACCATCAATCTTTCTAGATTTGCAATTTTTACCCAATGTGCTGCACATATTGTATCTCATTAGAATATCAATTGGAATTTCTAATACATCCCCTCTTCTAAATATTCCTTTCTTTCCTTCATTATTTAAAAGATTTGAATAAGCTTCTTCATCTTCATCCCAAAGCATACGATAATACTTTGTTAAATCAGATACTATATTAGTAGTTTCATTAACAAAATAAGAATTTGGACTCTGAGTTATACTTCTCATTAAAGATTTAGTTGTTATGTAACCTTTGTATGGTTCATTTCCGTTTATACCTGAATCATCTACTGTTCTTTCCGCAGGAACTATACTTGTAGATAATAATAGTTCTCCAAATAATCCCTTTAATAACGTTTCCATTGTATGTTGTTTATCTTTTAACCAAAGATACATTTTAGCCCTTTTGCTATTTGGAACAATACGAATTTTTTTAGTAGAATCAATCTTAAATTTTATCGTTTTCGCACCTTTTGAAAGCGATTTACTTCCTTGCCAATCAACTGAAAAATCATTAGGATAAAATTCTAAACTATTATCTTCTGAATATATCATAAAATCTATTGGAGATTTTATGGTTGTACCTCGACTTTTTTGGTCTAAATCTACTGTATATTTAAAAGTATACATTGATGTTCTTGTTATAGGTATTTGGTGTACCTTTTGTATTAATTCCATCGATTTTAACACGTTTTCTCCAGATTCTACTTTTTTCAGAGATAACCATAGATTTTCTATTATAGCTTCGCTATTTGAAATGACTCCGTATAAATCTTCTATATTTCTTAAGTATCTTTCCGAAAAAGTTTTATCCAATACATCTATTCTTTCTCCATAACCATATATAAACTTTCCTAAAACACTTGCTATTTCTTTAGTATTCCCAACATATGAACTTATATAGAGTATCAACACTTCTAAATAACTATTTATCCTATCTATTTGAGAAATATTGCTCATTATTCTGTTATTTGTATCCTCATAACTAATATTTCTGTTCTTGTTAAAACATTCCACAATTATAGTCTTTATTGGACTTAGTTCTGCGACTTCTTCTGAATTATTTATCATACAACTTTGAAAATTTCCAATTGATGACAAAGAGGTAATATATTTACTACATTCTTTATCTTTCTTCATCATTTTGAAAGTAAAAGTCCCATTATTTAGTGTTTTACATTCTCCTAAACATTTTGTATAATCCTCGAATTTGAATATTTTTATATCATATATACCCTCTTTATATACATTGCCTTCCACATAGCAAAAATCATTCACATTTTTTATAGTCCATCCAATTAAAAATACTATACTACTATTCTTACTATTCGTATAACTACTGATATCGTACTCGTAACTAAACCATATAACATCATCTGAACTCAATTTACCTTTATTATCAGAATTTAGTAATTTTGCTTCATTTATCCTATTATTCTTTGTTATAACGTCTATTGTTCTCTCTATAATTATTTTTTGTAAATCATTCAGAATATCCATCTTTAAATCTCTAATGTATCCGTTCTTAACAATTAGCTCTGGTTCATTAAAAAAATCATAATTCGTTTTGACATTATACGCATTATAAATCAATGATTGTAATATTGCACCCTTTGCAACCCTAACAATCTTTTCAGGACTATTATAATACGCATCACTTATTGCAGAATTATATTGTATATCTTCAAATTTTAGATTTAGACTGCTATTTGAATCATTACTTATAAAGTCCATTGCATTATTACCCCAATTCAATCCCTCTACTCTTTTAACTGATTCTTCGGATAATTTTATTTCTCCTCCACATATTGCAAAAGCATATGTACTTTTGCCAGTTAATTTTTTATTTTTGTATAAACTTATGCCCTCCGGATATAAATAGTGCATTGTTGTCATTACAATAACACAAATATTTATTGAAATCATTGAATTTTAACTATCGTTAAAATCTGTAATTTAAATCTATTAGAATATCATGAACATATTACTCCTAACATCTATAATCATTGCTATAATTATTTTTCTATATTTCTCGTATAATACTACAGAATCATACCTTAATCCTACTCAACCTTATTTGGTTGTTAATCATACACTTTCATATTTTGAACAAAATCCATTAGTATGTTACGTATCTGAATCTGAAAAAAATATGGATGTTCAATTTTTTAAACAAATCATAGGAAACAATTTTCCTTATTCTATAACTACAAATCCTAATATGCGATTAAAAGCAGACCTTGCACTCTTTCCAGAAGTTACCATATTAGACGAAATTAAGAACAAAAATACTGGGGAATGGGATAATTCAAACTTTCCCTACAATTTCATGTCTAATATTGCTGATTTATCATTCTCCGTAATTCAATTAGCCGATAATCCAGACAAAATCACTTCATTTAGTGAACTTATTAACTCACACATATATATAAAAAAGGGAGGATATGTACAAGAGTTATTCGATAATCTTTTTTCATTCATGTTTACTGATAAAAAACCAAAAATAACATATTATACCAATGATACAGAAGCTACAAATGCATTAATTAACTATGAATGTGATGTTATTGGTATTCTAATGCATCATCCTAATTCGTATGTTATGAAATTATCATATCAAACGAATATTAATATTGTTCCTTGGGAATTAGACTCAAAACTTGTTGATACTTTTAAATATCACTTCAAAGGTCTTCAAAGCACCCATATTTCTCTTAAAAATTATAGATATAGTGATTTTAATACAGAATTGAAATCATATGGATATACAAATTCTTTATTCATAAAGAAAACTTTTCCCAATGAAGCAGCTAAAGAAATTACTAATATTGTATTCCAAAAAGAAGGTATTATTCGTTCAAAAGCAATTGGCGGTTCTATATATATACCCTTTCATAATGGTACTAAAGAATGGTTAATAGAAAAGGGACTCATATCCATTAATTATGGCAATGAAGACCCAAGTTGTGTTTTATTAGCAGGTAAATCGCCTTGTGTTGGAAATGCCGCAAAATATGCTAAATTAGCATATGAAAGGGAATTTTGGGGTAGTCAAACACCAAATGATCAATCTGCGTATCAATTCATTCTTAATGCTCATAAAAACAAAGATGACCCAGATTATAGTAAATTATATAATACTGTTCTTGAAAATAGTAACATGTGTTTCGAAGACACATCTATTCGACATGAACATTGGTGTAAAGATGCAGGATTAACATGGGATAAACCATGTATAACAAATGAAGAATGCCCCTTTTATAAGAAAAATATGAATTATCCCAACGATTTTGGAAAATGTATAAATGGCTTCTGTGAAATGCCTTTAGGAATTAAACGAAAGGGATATACACAAATTCAAGAAAATACTAAACCAATTTGTCATAACTGTCCTTCTAAAGACCCATTTTGTTGCCGCCAAACCGTTAATATGCCAACTCCAGATTATGCTTTTGATAATGACCGTACTAAAAGATTAGAGAATAGAAAAGAGCTTGAATTGAGAGGTATTATTGTCTAATCATATACATCAACTAACATTTTATCCAACATATTTGAAATATTTTCACGAGATAGTCCCATTTCAATACCCCTTTCAATTAATTGTTCTCTAATTGAATTCGGTTTTGCTACCTTCTCTCTTTTCTCAGAATCCGGAAATAGCCTCTTTATCTTTTCATCTTCAGAATCTATATTATTTTTACCTCTTATTATATCACCTATCACTAACAAATCCTTCTTAGCAAGTTCATTCGCATCCATTGAAGCACTTCTTCGCTTCTTTTCAGAATTTGTAATATTATTTGAGTCCATTACAACTCAATTTATTATTTATGGCTTCTTATTTCCGCGAGTTAATTTCTTTTTTGAACCACCCTTCTTCTTTAAATTTTTCTTTAAACTCTTCTTTAAACTCTTCTTTGAACCCTTCTTTTTTACCAATACCTTCTTTCCTTTGCCACCTCTTACAAGCCCCAATTGACCATGACCAGAATTTGAACTGTGAGGCGATGGTGTTCTTCCTCTTCCAGGTTCATCTGGTGGCGCAAATTTTAGCTGTAATTTCTTCAAACCTTCTTCTTCTTTAAGAAATTCAATAATCTCCTTCTTCATATCATCTGGTATATCCATACTTTGTACAAGACGAATTCTTTGTGCTACTGTCTTATCGGATTCAATTATTCTTCTTATTTGCTCATTAAAACGTATTTGTTTCTTTGGCGCAGGTGGGGGAACTAAAGAACGTGGTGGTGGTGATGGAGTCATAGGTACTTGACCTATTCCTTGATTTGTTGGAGTTGTAAAACTTGTATCACTCATATTATTCGCGCTATTATTATCGCTCATTTATTATACAATACATTTTAAAATCTTATCTACATATAAATGAATTATTTGCTTAAACTTTTTATAGAAGCAACAGTTGTTGGTATTGGTCTTATTATTGTAGGGTCTCTTATTGCTTACGCTGTTCGTAATTTTTATCCTAAACCTGTATTACCTAAATCATGTGCATCTTACAATAAGTATTATGTTATGGAATTTACCTTGTTTTTAACAGGATTCGTATTCCATTTAATGTGCGAAGCTTTTGGGGTCAATCACTGGTATCTTACTAATAGCGCAGCTGCTAATTATTCATCCTAATCTGTCCTAATCTGTATTAAACATTCTCTGTATAATATATTATAATATGCCTAAAGATTGGGACCCACATTATGAAGAAGAACAAGATTGGGAACCAGTTGTATTTAAAAAAAACACAAATACAACTACTATTTCATCACAAGAAACACCCATTCATTCTAAAATATGCCTTGCACGCTCAAGAGCAGGATATACTGCCCACGAACTTGCCCAAAAATTACATATGAAAATCAAAGAATATCAAAAAATAGAAAGCGGCGAACAGTTACCCTCCACTGATTTATTAACAAAACTTAGAAAAATTATT